GAACCGCAAGGTCTCTGGTCGAGGCAAGGGGCACCGTCGCCGAGAAATCAGCCACCACCGTAGTCAGGCCTTCAACGACTCCGAGGTCGGTCGAGGCGTCTGCACTCTGCCGAGCAACCTGAACCTTGAGCGTTTCCCCGACCAGGTTTGCTGAGTTGAGCACCCCGATCGACTGATTGAAAATCAGCTCCTGATAGATCCGCGAAAAGGTGATGGTCTTGTCCTGGTCGTCAACCATCGCCGTCGGAGTTCCGGTCAGATCCCAGTCGGCGATATCCGATCCGATCCCGTCGATTAGGGCAGTCGCGTAAGCGAGGATCGAGGCCTCAAACTGAGCGCGCGCTCCGTTGGAGCTTAGCGCGGTGTAGGTGCCCGTGATCTGCAGCGTTCGGATCCCGGCCGGATTGGTCTGGAGGTCGACCTGCGAAGTCAGTCGACCGCTGCGGCCGGTCAGGTCCGCGGGTAGCTCAACCGTGACGGTGCAGCGCCATCGCGAGCTGTTCGCCGTGTCCTCTTCGCTTCCCAACTTCTCAGCTCGAGCGCGCAGGTTGAACCCGCTGTTATCCGACGGGTCAAACTTCTCTCGGTCGGTCGCCTCAAGCACCACGATCAGGATCTGATCGGGCTTGCGATAGGCAGCGATCAGCGCGGCCTCAGAGGTGAGGAAGGTTGCCCGAGTCGGCGACTGCACCACCACATCAAAGGAGAGCGAGGCCTGCCCGTATTCCTTGGAGAAAGAGTACTTGTCGGTGAGGTTGTAGCTGGAGTCGGTTTGGCCTTTTCCAATCACCAACCCGGCGTAGGTGAACTCGATTTCCCGACCCATTAATTCACCGACCGCCCACCCAAAAGGGCCTTGGTGATTCGCTCGAGGGCTACCCCCAAAGCGTCCCCGCTGGAGTTCAGGAATTGGTCCCCAGTCGGGAGCCGGTACTGCTGCGCGGCAGAGATCGACTCCCTGATATCGGAACCAACCGGAGAGGCTCTGCGAATGTTGTCGGGAGAGCCCAGCTCAGCATTGAGCCTCCGGAGTTCTGCGTCTCTTCGGCTCTCCTGCTGCAGCCCGATATCAATCTGCCCCTGTCTGAATTCGTCGGTGACTTCCTGCCCGTATCGAGCAAGGTCCCCGGTCACCGAAAACACCCGGTTTCGGGTTGCGTCGAGCACTCGCTGGGTGCTCTGCGATCCGGTGAGCCCAGCGAAAGCCCCGAGCACAGGGGCAGCGTTTATCGTGGACATCAGGCTAAGCCCAAAGGTCGAGAAAGCGTCTTGAGCGTCACCCCCTACCCCGATCTGCCCGGCAGCTCCGTGACTGATCCCGGCGAGGTTGGTTAGGGCTCCGCTCGCCCTCCGTTGCAGGTCTCGGCTCTCTCGATCTTCCTTCCGTTTTTCCTCGGTGCTCTTGGCCTGAACCTTCGTGTTCTTGTCGAGCTGATCCGCGAATTTATTTAGGCTCGAAGTCGCTTGCTCGATCAGAGCAAGAAAGTCAGGAACGCTCCTCGCTTCGGCTACTCCGCGAACAACCGACTGCATCAAGGCCTCGTCGTGTTGCTCACCCTCGTCGAGCAGACCGTAAACCCTCAGCGCCGACAGGTCACCTTGGGCGGCCTGGCCGATCCTAACGGCCTGCTCGACCTCAAGCGCTCGCCTCGCAGTCGAGAGCGCAGCCCTAGACTCAGAGCTGAGCGCTGCAGCCTCAGTGAGGCTCACGACCCCCCCGACAGACAAGAACTGCTGAGCGGCTCGCAGGAGCAGCCCAGCCAGCATCCCCTCCTGCACCTCGTCGTGGTCTAGGCCCTGCAGCTCCTCGCGGTCGAGGCCGATCAACCGATAGAGCGCAGTCACAGACTGAGGCTCGCGAGCGGACCCATAACCGCCACCCGGCCGGAGCCGTCGGGGATCCCGACTACGACCAGGGGCACCGCGAGCCAGCGCATTGTCGAGAGCGCCAACCGGGCCGACTCCTCGAGCAACACGATTGCCTTGTAAAGAATGATCGCCGGGTGATCCTCTGGCCGGTTAGGGGTGAACACCAGCGGGGTAAGCGCGGGCATTTCCTCGCCAGCTACGATCCCGCTCCCTGGGAAGTCGATCCGCATCTTGCCGCTCACGTCTGTGACGTTGGGAAAGATCGAGGAAAGCACCGCGTCGGCCGTGTCAGGGTGCCACCCGCGCACCCTCGCCCCCAGCACCGCATCGCCTCCCATGTAGAGGATCTTCTGGGTGATGTTGTCTTCCTCCGCCGGGAGCATTTTGTAGCTTGCGGGGGGCTCGAAATACACCTCTCCGACCTGGCCTAAACCGGTCCCGCCATGAGGCCAAGCGAGAGAGAGGTTTGAGCATCCATAGCTCAGCCTCCCGCCGGAGAGGCTCGCTCTGTTTTGGTCGGGTGATGCCATTGGCTAGAAGTCCGCGATCGTCTCGCCAGCCGAGGTCGCACTAGGCAGCCAGCCGAATTCAGGGAAGGCCTGGGCAAGCCAAAAAGCAAACTTGCCTCGGGCTCCACCGATCAGGTCGGTGTGGGTGTAGAAGTCGTCTTTCAGCCAGGCGGTAGCTCCGCCAACCGGCGCATACCAGGTTCCGTCCAGCTTGACGAACGGCGCAATGATCAGGTCATCAACAACAACGGTGCCCGTCGCCAACGTGTCGACCACCACTTTGATGTCAAGGTCAGTCTCGTTGAAGTTTTGGTGGTAGTTCTTGGTGCCGATCGCGATCCGGAGTATTGACCAGACGTCGTTTGTCAGCGAGGCGAGAGAAACCGTGGCAGTTTGAGAGCCGAGGTGCAGCACCACGTTTCCAGTCGCGCTGGCCTTTCGGCACACCGCGATCTGGCAGTAGTAAGGAACTCCCGGGGTGAAGCCTCGACCCGGGCTCACCGCGGAAATGTTCTGCGAGATCGTCTCGTTTCCCTCGAATTCCAGGCCGTAGAGCGTGGTCGGTTGCCCGGGGTAACCGCGGTAGGTGAACCCAGCCGCTGAGCGCAGCTTCAGGTTCGTTGTGAGCCCGCTAAGGATCGTCCAGTTTTGAATCGAGGTGATAGTGGGAGGCGCTGTGTCGTCCGCAGAAACTCCGTTGGTCTCGAAGCTCGGGTTTCGCACGATCTGCCCGGAGAGAGCGTGGATCGCGTTGAAGGTTTTGCGGTCCCCGTTGCCCACCCACTGAAGCCCGGTGCGGTCGGGCCCGGTGCCTTCGAAGAGCAGCTCCTCGGCGTGTTTTCGGGCCCCGGAGTTGTGGTCCTTCTGGATCGTGATCGTCTTCAATTCGACGGCGGTGTTGTCGAGCGTGTGCCCGTCCTTGTCGACGGTTAGCCGGTTCAGAACCCCGTCCCCGGTGTTCCCGCCGTCGGCCGTCGGAGTCGCAAAGGTGAGATCTCGCCGGTTGATCGTTTGGCTGTTGTCGACCATGTACTGGCGTATCTCAGCCAGCATCAATTCGTCGTTGTTCGACTCAACCGCAGGGTTCCCGAGCTTGCGCAGCATTTCCTGCAGGAACGGCCTCCACAACCCGGCGAGCGAGCCCTGAGATAGAGGCTGAGCGATCTGCGACCTCATCTCGTTGAGGATCCCCAAGGCCTCGGGCGTGTATTCGCCGTCGGTTCCCCCGATTGCGTCGTCTTGCAGGTCGAGGAAGTTGGGGGAGTTTGAGTTCCCGAATTGCTCCAGCTCGTCGACAGGTTGGAATGCGTTTCCGGCCTGCGTCCAACAGCTCGCAAAAGTTGGATTGGGTCCTGCCATTACAAGCGCTCCATGTGCCCGACCACTCTCAGCTCGTAGGTGCCAACGCGGTCTAATCGCACCTCATCCACATTCCATTCAAGCAGCAGGTCGTCCAAAACGAAGGTGAAGTAGTCGCCCTTTTTCACGGTATCTGCAGCCGTCGGCAGGGATGACTCGGAAACCTGGATAACCCCGCGGCGCAGGTTGTCGACGAACCCCACCATCTCCTCAAAAACGATCTCAACAGACGTGGCAAGGTCGCCAGCGTCTCTGGTCTGGTGCAGGGTTGCGTCCAGGTTGAGCTGCCTCAGGATTTCGCGGAAAGCTCGGGGGAAAAGGGTGTCAAACTTGCCAGCCATCTCGCTCCCCCTTCACAAAGATAAACCGCAACAGAGCGTGACGGTTTCCAGGTTGAAACAGGCCGGGGTGAGCGGGAGCAATCCGCCCACCCCGGCGAAACAGAAGCTAGGTGGTGATGTTGGCGAGGATCTCGATAAGCTCCCCGTGGATCACCTTCACGTCAGCGTCACGGCGCGCGCGCAGAATGTCGGAGCGCCTCGACTCGTCGCGGTACTGCTCGACCACCATGTCTTCGAAGGTGAAGACCCGACCCACCCCGGTTTCTCGGAGATCGTCGGTCTGCGCGCTGTAGCAGAGGGTGACGAATTCGTCATCCCACATATCCGCGAGCGAGGCCGCCAAACCCGCGTCGGCCGAGTTGAGAACCGTGCCCCCACCCGCGATGCAAACCTTCGGCATTTGGAAGATCCGCTGCAGCAGCGACTCGTCGACCTGCACCGGGTCCATCACCTTGTTGGTGTCGTCCCGCAGCCCGCCAAACTTGATCAGGTCGGTGATCTCGGCGCATTGAATGATGTCCTGGTGAACCTTCGAGGACATCACCAAGGTGTTGGGGTAGAAGCCCACCCGCAACCGGAACCGCTCGCGCGCCAGCAAGACGTCGCTACGAGGCGTTGCCGTCGCGTGGGTGTTCCACTCGGTCCCAACGTTGGTCGTTTGTGCCGCGTAGGTGGTGGAATCCTGCAGAACGTTCGACACGCGAGACTCGATATCCCGCATCAGAGCGGAAACCGCTCGGTCGGAGCTGATCTGGTCGAACCTGATCCCGGTGTAGCCGTAGATCTTGCGCTCGCGGTCGTCTAGCACCTCTTCGGCGCCGATCTCCTGGCAAGCATAGTTGTCCTGCTCGAAGGCCCACTCCTGGCGAGCGTAGGCCCCACCCGGTGCCCGAGACAAGTCTCGAGCGTCGTTGAGGAGCTGCTCGAGGGGAATAACGGAGAAGCTCGCCGTCTGGAGTTGGACTCGAGTCAGCGGCATCGCCCGCAAACCCACAAAGCCCATTGCGGCAGCCATCAAGTTGAATTCTTCGTAGCTCTGCCCGAGGTCGGGCCGCTGGAAAGTCGCCGGAGCGGAAGGAGCAGGCATTAGCGCACCTGGGAGACGTTGATGTAATCGACATCAAGCGTTTCGTTGTTCGTGAACCCGTTTTTGAGACCGACCCCCGCCATCATGTTGGTTGCGCCCGAGTAGCTGAATCCCGTGATCGCACCCTGCAGCACGCCGTCAATGTAGACGTTGATTTTGGCCGTGTTGGCCGCGGTAGGAATGATCTCGATCTTGAAGGTGATGTAAGTCCCGCTCGAAACGCCAGCCCCGGCGGTGAGAGGGATCGCGGTCTGGGTTGCGCCGAGCGAGGCTTCGCAGAGCCAAGAGGTCCCTCCGTCGATCTTGTAGAAGCCCACGCCCGAGTAGCTCGCGGGAGGTCCGCCGGCATCGTCGACCAGCGAGTTTGCGGCAAACGCGTCCTTGAGCCCGACGAAGGCGTTGGCGTCGTCGGTGTTCGCTTCGGTGAGCTTGATCCGCGCTTCGAAGAAAATCGGCTTGTCGTCCGCGAAGAGGAACAGCTCGGCCGCGGTGTGCAAGTAGATCTCGTCGTTGTCGGCCACCGAGCCATCGCTGGGCTGCAGTCTCGCCACCCCGCCGGGCTCGTCTCGAACCGCGTTGGTTCCGGAGTCGGTCGCGGTAACAGCCCACAACTCGGCAGCCGAGCCCAAGACGTAACCCAGGAAGTCCTCGTTGAGATCGAAGGTCCCAGCGCGCGAAGAGAAATCCTCGTCGGCGAGGGGCAAAACCTCGATCTCGGAACCGTCGCCGCTCGCGGCTTGGAGCGCACGACCCACGAGCGAACCTGAGTTCACCTCGGAGACCTTGCCGTCGGCCGCTGTGTAGATCAGGGCGTTAACCGTGATCGCCGCAGCGGCGGTGCAGGTCTGCGTTCCGGGCTTGGTTCTCAGGAGCCACACCGAAACCTTGAGGCCGATCGTTTGGCCAGCCCGGGTGACCCCGACCGGGTCGTCCCCGGCCTCGCAGTAGCTAACCGAACGGTCGGCGGTGAGCTTCACCAGGCGGTGGCGATCGAGCGCCGTTACCGCGGTGAAGTTGGAGATACCAAGATCTTCGCGCATTACGACCTCGCGCCGTTCACGGCGGTGTTGTGAGCTTCCAGATAGGCGGTGTGCAGCCCGGGGTGGCTCAGCGACAGGTTGTCACCGGCTTGGGCTCGCACGTTGGCAGCGCGACCCAGTCGGAGGTTACCGCCCCGACCTGCGCCCTGACTTTGCATCGCGTTGAGACGGGTGACTTCTTGACCCATCGCAGTCTCCCAGTCTGAAATCGGATCACCTCCCTGGGGGGCGTTTCCGGTCGCGGATCCCGTCGCGGTTCCCGTGAGGGCTGCGGTGGGATTCGGCTTGTTCGCTTCGACTCGTTCCGCTTCGAGGGCTGCGCGGTCGAGAGCGAGCTGAGCCTTCTCGGATTCGTGTTCCACGCGATCGGCCTTGAGCCGCTCGGCCTGCACTCCGTTAAATTTCGCTTGCGCGGCCTCGACCGTGAGGTCACCCACGAGGCATTCCAAAACGAAGGAATCCTCTCCGGGGAAGGCCGCGCTTAGTTCTTGGACTGTCGCCATTTGCTTCGTTCCTTTTGCTTCCTTGTAGCTGCAGCCGTCTGCCGCAGCGGCTTTTTTGATCGCAGCGAGTGGGGTGCCTAGAACCTTGGAAAAGGCCTGGAGTCGCTCCAGCGGAGGGCACCCAACGACCCCGCTAAGAATTTTGGAAACCGTTCCGTTTTGGATCCCGGCGGCCTTCGCCACGTCCTCCACGATTTGCTCGTGGCTCCCGCCGGAGTCGGTCTTTTTCTTCACCTCGCCGCGCAGGAACGCCCCGAGTTTCTTGCCGCCTTGGGCGGAGCAGGAGCCTTCGGTGTTGTGCTTTCCGGCGTCGGCGAGAGCGATCGTGGCGGTGCTGGGATCTGCCCCCCTGACAACCGCGGAAAGCTCCGCAAGCTTGGTCTTTTTGAAGAGCAGGAACGGGCCCGTTTTCGTCTGCCCGTTAACCTGCACCTCCAGGTCTTCGTCGACAAAAGACACGGCCTGGAAGTCGACGTCAAACCCCATCGACGCTTGGTAATTCGCCCCCTGATCGGAGCGCTTTGCGAAAGCGTCGGCAGCGGAGTCGCCCTCGAACAGGAACCCCTGAGCGTCGAAGTAGTTCCCGTCGACAATCCCCATCTCGGTCATGCGCCCGAGGTAAACCGACGGGTCATGCTGCAGGAGGTAGGGCACCCCGCCGGCCGGGATTTCCATTCCTTCGAGGTCGACCACCGAAGGCCCGAACCCCACATCGAAGATCGCGCCAGAGTAAGCACGCATCTTCACTCCGCGCGGAAGCTTCTTCTTTTTGGCTGCGGGCTCAGCGAAGCCCCCGCCGTCGTCTTGTAGCTTCACCGGGGCTGCAGAAAGGATCGTCACCCGGGAAGGGATTCGGCTCAGCTCAAGCATCGTTTACGACCTCCGCGGGTTCTGGCTCCACATCTATCGGAGCAGGAGCCTCTTCCTTCGGCTCGGGGGGAGGCTCACGTCCTCGACTCCGGCGGCCTCCAGCTCGTCTGCCTTCTCAACCGCGGCTGCAATCTTCTGCGCGCCATCCTCCACGATCTCCCGCACCACTTCCTCGTAGTCTCGGCCGCGCTCGGCCTGCACCTGTCGAGGGCTCGCCAGGTGGGATTCGATCCGCACCACGTCGGCTTTCGCGTCCTTCTCGGGGTCCACGTAGTTCCAGGCCGGGCCGTGGACCACGTGCCGGAGAACGTCGGGGAGGATCGAGGCCGGCGGGATCAGACCCTGCTCGATCCACTGCCCAACCTTCCAGCGGTAGATCTTGGAGCGGAAGATCCTCGCGAAGAACTTGCGGATCTTCTTCACCGTTACCTTGTATTGCTCGACCACCCCGCGGTAGCCGTGAAAGGTCGTGTCACTGGTGATCATGAGGCTCAGCTCGAGCGGCATTCCGATCGCCAGCCCGATCTCGCGCACGATCTGCTTTGCCTGCGCTCGCACGTCGCCGGTTGAGATCCTGGGGGAGAACCCCTCGACCTTGGATCCCGGGGGGAGCTTGACGATCATGCCGGGGGATAACTCCTCGACCTCAAGCGGGTTCCCGTCGGAGCCCGTCACGTTCTCACTGGGCCCGTATTGCGGCTGGTGGTCGGAGTAGACGAAGGCCGCGATGCAGCTCGCTACCTGCTGCCGCACGAGGTCGGCAAACTCCACGTCTTCGAGCGCGTAAATTCGATCGAGAACCGCGTGAAAAGCGGTAATCCCCCGGGTCTGCGTCGACCTCTTTCGCTTCAAAATGTGCAGCACATGCTCGGCCGGGGTGCGCAGC